AGAATTCTACTAATTTTTTTGAAATATCGGCATTCTTGTTTGCGAATATATCTCTCAATTGTTCCCAATAAAGATTGTTTTTGTTTTGAGAATAGAATAATTTATTCACTTTGGCGCGTTCATTTTTATCAAATTTCAAAATTCCATTATCATTTAAGTATTTAGTTTTTGTATTGTTTAAATTTGTTTCAAAATCCTTGCCTAGTATTTGACCAAGAATTTTATGAACACTGTAATTCGATTTGGTAGCGTGTTTACTTTGTTTGATTGATACACCGCAAATGTTACCGTCTACAAATTCAACATAGATATCAGACTTGGCTTCAATTTTTTTTATGTTTTTATTTAATTCTGCAATTTTGGCATGTTTATTGGTTTTTCCTGAAATATAAATACTTGTGATGTTTTTTGATTCAAATTCGGTTCTATTTTTAATTAGTTCCTTAAATTTAGTAATATAATTCGATTTAATAATGATTTTTTCTTTTTTTTGGATGTCTTCAACATATTTTTCGAAATCTGTAGGTTCATTTAAAATAATGACAGTGGAATAGATAACCATGTTTTCTCTCATGTGTTGAATTTTCTCAACTAATTCCTGATAATTATTTACTTCATACTTGAATAGAATAGGAACAACTAGTTCCATACCATTGTACTCGACTGAACTACGAACTTTTTTGGTTGGTGTTATAATGGTCGATACGTTTTGTTTTAGTAAACTCATTTTCAAAATTTTACTTATAATAACTTAATTATTTATTATAAATTTAATAACTTATAAATTTTATTTCAATTTTTTTTTTCATATATGAGTTTGTTCATTCACTTCCGAAGTAGGCACCTTTACCCATCTTGAAATCACTTAAACGTGTAATGGTTTCGTCATTTTTCTTTAATATTTCTCTGATTAAATCTTTAATAGATATCATACCAATAAACTCTTCATTCTTATCATCAATAACTAATAAATGGCGAATATCTTTAAACATCATTTTATTCATACATGTTTCAAGAGAATCCTCTTTCTTAGCAATAATAATAGGTTCATAAGTACAAATTTCCTTAACTTTGACATCATTAATGCTTTTATCAAAAGAAACTTTAGATATAAAATCACGTTCCGAACAAACACCTACTACTTTATTGTCTTTATTGGTTACAGCAAGACAACCAACTTTGAATGCTGTAAAACGATTGATTGCTTCTCTTACAGATGATTCTTCATTGATTTTAAAATCGACCTTGTGATAACAAGATTTTTCAAAAACACTGGCAGCTGAAGGTTTCAACATTTTATTTACAGTACATAAACCACGTCTTAACATTTTATATGATTATTTATGATGCCATGTTTTTAAGTTAATTTTATAAATATTTTTAAGTCAGTAACTATGTTTTGAATTTTCAAAAATTAATAAGTTATAATAATATATTAAAATTATAACATATTAATATCAATACAACATTATAACTTAATCAAATGACACTATTGAATATTCATGAAAATATAAAAGAAAAATTAGAATACTTTCATTCAAAACATAAAATCCCAAACATTATATTTCACGGTCCAACAGGTAGTGGTAAAAGAACAATCGTAAATGATTTTATTCATAAAATATACGAAAAAGACAGAGAAAAAATCAAGAATTTTGTCATGCATGTAAATTGTGCTCATGGTAAAGGAATCAAATTTATACGCGAAGAACTGAAATTTTTTGCTAAAACGCATATAAATTCCAACGGCGGAGATAATTTCAAAAGTATTATATTATTGAATGCGGATAAATTAACAATGGACGCACAATCAGCGTTACGAAGGTGCATTGAATTATTTAGTCACAATACACGTTTTTTTATAATTGTTGAAGATAAATATAATTTATTGAAACCAATATTATCAAGATTTTGTGAAATATATGTTCCTGAACCAGAATATAAAGGAACAATCATAAATTTATACAACTATAACTTAAATGAAACCTTCAAGACGAGAGAAATTAATGCACAACGCTTAGAAAAATTAAAAAAAGAAATAATAAAAATATCGAAAACAAAAATAAATTTAGATAATTTAACAAATAATTGTACAAAATTATATGAAAAAGGTTTTAGTGCTTTAGACATTTTAGAATTACTAGAAAAGCAAAAATTTCTGGAAAATATTATAAGTCCTCAAAAAAAATATGAATTATTAATGACCTATAATAAAGTAAGAAAAGAATTTAGAAATGAAAAATTATTAATGCTATTTATTTTTAGTTTTTTATTTTTAAGTTCAGATTTGTCTCTAGAAAATATTAGTTTTATGTAAATGGATGATTTTAATATTTCAACACTTCATGAAAGTAGAAATGAATGGAGTGCAAGATTAATTTCTATATTAACACCATTAGTTATAGATGGTTATAAATCAATTTTAAATGAAGCAATTACTTTATGTAAAGAAAATAATGAAATGGACAAATATTTAATGACATTTCAAAACCTCATTTCAAGAGTTCCAAAGTGGAATGCAATTATTGTAGAAAAAGAGAGAAAAAGAATTATTGAAAAATCTGGATGCTCTTATTTAGAAGATTTGATAACATGTGTTCATATTATTCAATTAAAGATTTTAACAGTGATGAGGGTTGGGCAAAAACAAAAAAAAATAGATATTAATATCCCAAAACTAGATGATTTTATCCAAAATGTTTATATTAATGTTGCCAGAAAAATTTATAAGAACGTATATTTATTTGATATAAATGTAGCGCCACTTCAAATTCAAAAACATAATAGAGAATTAGAAGTCATTGTACAGGAATGTATATTAAATACTTTGAGAGATAGTGTTCCAGTCGAGGCAATTTTAAAGGCTTATATGGATGAAACCGTTGAAGAAGATGTCGTAGAAGAAATAAAGGAAGAAATAAAAGAGCATGTAATTGAAAACTCAGGTTCAGATGTAAATACACAATCAAATATAACTGGAGGAAGTGTAAATACTAATTCTGAAACAATAAATAATGACCAAAATTCTAAAATTAGTTTTAATGATGTTGATTTGGTAAAGGATCAATTTAATAAAGAAGAGAGAGTAGTTGCACCTAAAACAATTGATAGATTAGAAAAAATAAGCGAAGAAAGAAATAATCAAAGAAAACTGGAGTCTGATGACGATGATGAAAACAATATTAAACTGAATATATCAGATGAAATGGCTGAATTAGATAAATTAGATGTCCATATAATTAATGAACCGGAATTAGAAACCTTACCAGATTTAATAATTGACGATATTGAAATACTTGAATGAACATTATGTAGATAAATTTGCGTAAAATAAATAATAAGATTGTGCTTTAGTAAATTATGGATAATATATTTATAATTGCTGCAGTAATTTCTGTTATTTTTTTAATTTTAAAATTTATCGAAATGCGATTCATTGAAAAAGAAAATAAACCATTGAAAGTGTTAATTAGAGATGCATTAGTAGTTTATTTTAGCGTAGTTTCAGGATATTTTATTTTAGAGCAATTAAAACCAGTTATTCAAAATGGTGGTAATTTAACGACAAATACAACACCTATTTTTGTAGACAACCCAGAATTTTAATTTATAAATATAAATTGAATAAAATATTAAATTTATTTATAAAGATAAATTTAATATTTCTTATTACTATATTATTATGATAAATGAAGTTACTAAAGATATTAAACATTTACGAAATATTCCAAATGATATAGTTATTAATCATATAATTCCTTATACATATCAAATTCAACCAAGTGAACTTTTACTAGATATAGTTTCATTTCAAAAAGATTTTGATTTAATTGATAATTTTTATGCATTTGACTATAATTATCATATTTTATTAAAGGATTTATTTTGTTTTTTTAATCACAAAAAAATAAGAACAAAAACTAAAATAAAAATCACAATAAAAATCACAATAAAGAGTAAAGTAAAAATTATATGGGGATTATTAAATGTTTATGAAAGAACAAGATTTATAAATAATTATTGTATAGACAATGATTAATTAACGCCCGCTCCATACTTTAATTATATAATGAGGTAATTTTTTTTTTACAAGTAAATCGTGTTTATAATTATCAAAAGTATATGAAAAATTATTTACATAAACCTGAATTGAACCAAACATAGATTTCATTTTTCTTGTAAAAGGCGATTCAATTGAAAAAATTATTCCAAAAATTCTCTCCAAACAGCATCTATCTGGTCTGGTATGTACTTTATTAATAAAACTAGATAAATTATATTTATCAAAAATATAAAGTAAAAAATCATGGTTAATAAAACTCTGAACACCAAAACAACCGTGCCATTTATCAGAATTTCTTATAAATACTTCATTTAATAACAATTTCTTTTCTAAATTAGAATAATTTTTACATTCAGAAATTATTCTTAATGAGTTTCCAACATTTTCTTTATCTGCTTCAAAATGCCATAATGGTAAAACCTTTATTTTATCAAATTTTTCAAAAGGAATTCGTTTATGTATAAATATACTATCATGAATTATTACTGCATTATTAAACCATTTATTTTTATAAAAATAGTAATAGGGCAATAATTCTCCTCTTTTATGAAAATCAGACTTGATAATTTCAATATTTTTGTATTCATAATCTGATTTTACAAAATTATAATTACTATTATCGTCTATTATTACAATTTTTCGTAAAGGATAAAATTTTCTAATACATCGTACACATTGATTCCAATAATTATTTGTTACTTCAGAATTTACATGTCTTGTAATAATAAAACCATAATTATCTACTTCACTCATTATTTATATTATAATAAAAAAAAATTTTGTAATTAATCTTAATAAAAATTACTACAATTACTTCAATTATTACAATTAATATAAAAAAGGTATTTTGTCGATATCAATAAAAATATCATTATTATTATTATTATTATTCAAAGATTTTTCTAAATGATTATCAATTAAAAATTTTTTAAACTCAGGTCTTTCTAGTTGGAGAATTGGTGTGTGTTTATGAACATGTCTTGCAATCATTTTATATAACTTAAAATCAGGATATCTTTCATCTCCATTAATTTTATATAATACATTTATTCCATTATCATCTAAGCACCATTCTAATAATAATTGTTTTAAAGGGTCACTAATAATAGGTTTATCTCTTAGTTCTTTTAATTCTTCTAAATTAATTATGTAATCAAAAATAGAACAAGCCAAACGGCATAAATCAAAACTAAAGTTTGGTTCTAAACGTGATTTATTTTCATTAAAATAGGGTTCTGTATTGTATTGCCCTGCTGCATCATTACCATGCTTGAAACTATCACTGCAGAAAACTTTGCCCTGAAATTTATAAATACTGCGTCCAAAATCTATTATTTTAAATAATTTTCCAAATGTTGGAACTTTATAAACATTATTATTAAAACGATAAGTGATAAATTTTTTTGTTGTTTTATTATACATCACATTATTTGTATGTAAATCATTATGTGTAAATAAAAAAGTTTTTTGATATGTTAATAACATCATAATAATTTGCATCAGATATGCAAACCATTCATCATTTGATAATTCATTATTCATTATTAAGTTATCAAATGTATCTTCACAATTTTCCATGCATATAACTTGTACTGGAATTTTGGGAATTGTTGCAAATATCTCTTCCTCTTCATCTTCTCCATCTTCTTCATATTCTTCATCTTCTTCCGAAGAATTACTAGTTTTTTTTTCAGAATTAAAATCCTCCCATGATTCGTCACAATCATCACATTCATCACAATCGTGACAATCATCACAATCATTGTTTTCATCAGTAAATTCGTTATCGTTTTCATTATCTGTATAAGATGTTCTAGATGAACAAGTTGAATTTGATTTAATTGTCGTAGTTTTGCCATCATTAATTATATTTTCATTAATATCAAATATTAATTGTTCTAAGTTTTCATCTTCCTTAAAGTTAGGGTTTTCATTAAATTTTTCATCAGTAAATATATTTTCAAATATATCATCACTTATTGATTTAATTGACAAATTTAGTACATTTTTTTCGCTATTATGTATTTTAAGTGGTTTTAATTGTGTTTTATTATCGTATTCATTATTTATTAAATGTTCATACTCGTCAATTTTAAAAAGTATGTTTTTATTTTTATTAAAAAATTCAGAATTATTTAAATAATCCAAATCGTCAAATACATTCAATGTAAAATCATTTTTTATTGAAAGAAATGATCCATAATAATTTATTCCATGTTTGAAATTAAAATTATCTTTCAAAGAAGAAAGTAAATAAATAAAAAACCCATCAACATAAGCGCTATTATTCATATCCAGAAATTTAGAACAGCATGATTTTTCATTCGACATTAAATTAGGCAATTGAAATATTCTGGCATCATTCAAATCATATTTTCCTACTAAATATTTAAAAGGATCAATTAATGGTGCAAGTTTAATAAAAATGTCGTTTTGTTTTACCTCGTGCGTTGTATCATTTTTAATTAAACATTTAAACAAATTTTTATTTTCTTTGTTTCTATTTTTAACACTGTATAGGTACCATTTATTATTCAAATTAATATTGTTATAATTTGTCTCATTAAGTGAAAAAAATCTATTATAAATTGGAATATAGTTTTGGGTATTTGATAAGTGAAGAAAATTTACTGATTCTAAAGTTTGAAATAAATCCAAATTTTTTCTTTTTTGATAGTGAATATCAATAGTAGTCATTATTAGCAAATTAATATATAAAATTATCTATAAAATAAACTAATTGGTAATAGTAATTTTGCGTCTAAAGTATAAAATTAAATTTTCTAAATAAATAAATAATAAATGTCTTTAGAATTAAAAAAATTTGATATGAAAAGTATTAGTTTTAAAGCAACTGAATCTAAAGGTCCTGTAATTGTTTTAATTGGGAAACGTGATACAGGTAAAAGTTTTTTAGTTCGTGATTTACTCTATTATCACCAAGATATACCAATAGGGACTGTTATTTCTGGCACGGAAGAAGGTAACGGGTTTTATGGTAAAATGGTTCCAAGATTATTTATTCACAATGAATACAATACTGCAATTATTGAGAATATTTTAAAAAGACAAAGAAATGTTCTAAAACAAATTAAAAAGGAAATGGAAACTTATAAACGTACTACAATTGACCCACGCGCATTTGTTATATTAGATGATTGTTTATATGATAATACATGGTCACGTGATAAAATGATGAGACTCCTTTTTATGAATGGGCGACATTGGAAAATAATGTTAGTGATTACTATGCAATATCCATTAGGTATTCCTCCAACTCTTCGTACAAATATTGATTATGTGTTTATTTTAAGAGAGAATTATATTGCAAATCGTCGCCGTATATATGATAATTATGCAGGTATGTTTCCAACTTTTGAATCTTTTTGTCAAGTAATGGATCAATGCACAGAAAATTATGAGTGTCTTGTAATCAATAATAACGTTAAATCTAACAGATTACAAGACCAAGTATTTTGGTATAAGGCAGATAATCACAATGATTTTAGATTGGGTTCAAAAGAATTTTGGGATTTGTCTAAAAATTACAATTCTGATGAAGAAGAAGAAAAATATGATCCTAATGCAAATAAAAAACGCGGTAATGGACAAAAAATTAGTGTTAAAAAGACGAAATGGTGATCTAAGTATCATAAACATTTATTAGAAATCAATTTCAACGTGATCATTTCTAATATCACTAAATCCGGGTTTCTGTTTCCCAATTCTATTTTTAAAACAATACCAATTATCTTTCTCTTGTAATTCTTTCCAATAAACGTCGATAGCATACACCCAGTGCACCCAAGTAGCACCTAATTGTTCTAAACCATTTCTATAATTATTAATTAATGTATCATAATATTTTTCATTTACTAAATAACCTGATGTAGTTTGAGCATATTTAACTTTGTATAAAAAATCATCACTACTTTCAGAATAATCATGTAAATTATATGAAAATAAACAAACATCGTAATCTAGATTTGATTCAAAAAATGTTTTCATTTGTTTTTCAAATTCTTCGGGAGAAATTACAAAAGTAAAATCGTCTTCTAATATGAGTACATTTTTATAACCACGTTCTTTGGCAAGAGTAATTGCATTATGATGAGAATAAGAACAACCTAAACAACCAAAATATGATATTTCAACTGCAGGGAAGCGTTCATAATCGAGTTTGTAATCTGTTAATTCTTTTTCGATTTCTTCTTTTCTATCTGTGCGTTTATCTAAATTTATATAAAAAACTTTGTCTATATAATCGGATACCTTGAATGGTAGGTTTTTGGTAGTAATTGCATTTTCTAGTGAAGTTACTTTATTCAATAATTCAATATTTATTTTTTCAATATTTTCTACTTTGTATGTTAATGTTCCAATTGTTTGTATTAATTCTGTAATTAATTCATTGTTTATGGGTTGTTGTTGTTCAGTCATGGTTTAATAAGTAATTTAAATTATAATTATATAGTTATCTTTATATAATTATAAGTTTTTATGTTTTTGTATTATTGGGTTTTAGTTTGTTTGGTCGAAGTAGGATAATTTACTTCCTAATTCTTTGTAAAAAAATCCATTATAAGGGATATTATTTTCTAAACATTTGGCAAGTGTTTTATCACTTATAGAGAGTCTTTTTATACAATCATATTTACATAAAAATTCTTTAATCAAATTACCTTCCAAATCAAATTGTCCAACACCATTTTTATATAACATAGGTGTTCCATTTTTACTTTGAAAATCATTTTTTAAATTATCATCACAATTTTCATATAGTTTGTAAAAAAACCCATCTTTTATTGTAAAATTTTTAACACAGGCATCTAATGCCCCGATTGAGTCATAATTATTCAATTTACAAGCAGTTTTTCTATCTAAATAAACATTAGTTATTTCTGTTTTATCAGTATTTAATTTGGCAATATAACCAACATTTACTATTTTTGTTTCTTTTGTAGGTTCGATATGTTGAATTATATTTGGATCAATATTTCTCTCTACTAATTGCCAACGAAAACCAAAATAAATAGTATTTTTTTGAATAGATTTCATAATACTTGGACGTTTAATATTTTTATCTTCATTCATTAATTCTGTAACGGATTCATAGATTTTGATAAGTTGGTAATTTTCTGGATTAATTTTTTGTAATCTAGGACCCAAATTAGGTAATTGTTGATTAAACCCAGTTACTATTTTGGTTTGTTGAGAATTTAATTTGTTTAAAATATCTTGATTGGATTGTTCGAGAGAAGATATTTTATTTAATAATTGTTTGACCATTTGTTTTAATGAAGTTAGTTCATCATTATTAATATTATTCTGGTTAGTTTCTAATTTGCTCTTTAACAACTGATTTTCAAGTAATAATTCACTAACTTTATAATTATAATTATGGATATTATCATCAATTATTTTTAATAAAATTTGATATGTTAAATTTTTTCCAATTAAAAATAGTTCAGTTTCACTTTCATCTCCAAATAAATCAGTTATATTATTAGGTTTAATAGTAGAATGATTCTTTATAAAACTCTCAAAATCCTTGCTTTTATCAACAGTAAAACAATTTAATAACAAAATATTCTTATGTTTTGTTTTACATTCATTATACCTTTCTGTAATACCTTTTCTGCTTTCACCAATTTTGACGATATAACTTCCATCCTCATTATTTTTGACTTTAATAATATATATCATATTTCCAGCATTATTATATTCTTTCAATAATACTTTTTCCCTTTCCAGTTCTTTTTGTTTTATTATTTTTTCTTCCATTTCTTTATTTTTTATATTTTCAATTTGTTGTAATTGTTGTTTTAATTCTTCGCACTGTTCTTTTGTGGTTTCAAAAATAATTTTTTCTAATTTAATGAAATATTTATGTATTTCATCTGCTTTTTTTGTTCCTGCTTTAATACAAAAATTTTTAAAGGTGTCAATATTTAACATAAATGTTTCTTTATTGTGACCACCGTGTGTCTTCTCATCTTGCTTTTGTTGTAACAAAAGCAACTTTTTGTAATCTATATCAATATTAAAGTTTTTTTCTAATAACATTTTAGCATTAACTTTTTGAGTAAATCCTAACCATTTCCAAATATTATCTAAATCTATTACAAAATCTTTTTGTGAATCATACTTCAAATAGCAGTAAAAACTTGACAAAAATAGTTGTTGTTCATAATTAGTAAAATTATTTTTGACTTTTTCAACTAATTTACACTGATAATCACCAGAAAATTTGGTAATTGGGTTGCTTTCAATAAGATTGACTATGTCGACACTCATTTTATATAATAAAAAGGTGTAATATCTCTAAGTTGTTTTTTGCTTTAATAATTAAAAAACAATAAATTAATTATTAAAATATACAAATATAAACCACACGATATATGGTGTTTAATTTGAGTAGGCAAGACCTCCCATGCCTGACATAATTCTTAAAACATTATAATTTGTAGCATAAACACGGACCTTAGCAGTCTTGGTACCTTCAACAGTGGCGTTAGATAAGACCAATTGTAGTGTGGCATTATCAATTCTGGAGAAGTTGCACGTGCCTGAAGGTTGGTGTTCTTCTGGGCGAAGAGCAAAGGAGTAAACATTAATACCTTCATCAGGGTTTCTGGTGTGTGCTTGGTATGGTTGGACCCATGAGAAATATGAACCTTCACGCTCAGAGAATCTATCTTGACCGTTAAGTTGTAACTTAGCAGTAACAACTGGGTTCATGCCCCAACAATGCATATCAAGAGAGGTTTCAGATAGAACGAAAGTTCCTGCATCAGAAACAGTTGATTGAGCCATATGGTGGTTAGCATTACTTTGTAGAAGACCTGCAATAACATCAGCAGTTAATCCATTTGTATTAAGTGGGACAGCTGGACCGCCAAAGTTTGGTTCATTGTATGGATCTTCAGGACCATGCCAGTATCCAGTGAATCCAGGAGCAAATGCTTCATCAGTTGCGCCGGCATCAGCAAATAATCCATTAACATCAATGTAAGCGCGACTATCAGCAGCTACTGCAGCTGGACCGCCAAAAGCGTGGATAGCATTTGGAAGAGCATCAATAGCATCAGTATAGTTGAATGGTTGGGCACCAAGAACTTTGAATAGAAGAGCATCACAAACAAGGGATGAACAGTAATCGACGTTTTGATCAGGTTGAACAACCCAGATTAATTCCTTAACAGGATG